CAGGCATAGAGGACGTGGTGGAGAGTGTGTCGTAATCACCGGCGAGGGCGCTTGCAAAATTGGCTTGGACAACCGGAAACAGTCCGCCGTGCCTACGACGCGTCAGAATAGGGACAATCGACCGGTAGTAACCCATCAATAAAGCCCGCGCAGCACGATGATAACGTCTACGTTATTGGCTGAACCACCTGTCACATTAGGTTTGATGTAGGCCGCAGAGCAGGTAAACTCGAACATGGTCGTCGCAGTCGCGGAAATCGTGATGCCCTGTAAGTCCTTGATATCGACCCAGTTCGTACCATCGTTACTCATCTGAAGCGTAACGGTCGAACCACCAAACGTACCACCGAACTGAACCGAACCGGCCAGACCCCACTGCTCCGTAATCGCAAATTTAAGCGGCGTATCCGTCGTGGTAGTGATATCATCCCACCGTAGTGTGGGCACACCGTCGACAATGGACCGCGTCGGGGAAATATCAGCCATATGGCACCTCTGGTCAATAAGTCGGGCGCACCTTAGCCTATGTCAACCGGTTGTGCAAGCACGGAAAAAGCCCCGGTGGAGACCACCGGGGAGTCAGAGGCAATGGAAACGGGAGGTTCCCGTCGTCCAAATAGCACCACTGGCGTCCTATGTCCACCCTACAGCCGAGACAGTTTTAATCTCCCGACGCTCCAGAAGTGTGCTGCCCGAGGCGCTGTGGATATGGAGCATGAGGTACTGCAACGCCTCAGCTACGTGGGAGTGTGCGTTCTTATCGATGACCCCGTCACCCTTGGGCTTGTAGCGATAGCCTCCCATCATGGCAGCCTTGAGATGTGTGCACCGTGGGTCAACCAGAAAGGCAGGGTCGCCGTCCACCTGCCGCATGAGGTAGTCGTCCACTGCGTTGATGCGCGCCGCCACCGAGTTGGTCCGGGCAGGCATGACCTTGAGCCCTTCAGCCTTGATGATGTCGACCGCGCTGCGCTCGTCCGTCTGTGCCCTTTGTATGCCAGCAGGATCGGTAACGACGATCACAGGAGCGCCCGTAAACCGTTCGTAGAGTAAAGGCTTGAGTATCTGTCGCGTGAACCGTTGAACGCCCATGTCGAAGCTGACGGCTTCCGCCAGAATCAGTGCACGCCCGCGTGGGTCCTGTTGCCCAATAACGGCGGCGGGGGTGAGTCCGAGGTCCATTCCCACAATAATCGGACGTACTCCGTTGGATATGTGCCGGAGTCTTGAAGTGGCCATATGGTAATCTGGTCTGAAGTATTTGTAAACAGGAAGTCCAGAACTGGATAGTCCGTATTCTCCATCGATGTAGACTCGAACATACTCCTCGGACCGACCCTGAGTATCATAATAGCCATCGGGTAGGTTCTCGATGTTCTCGGCATAAGGACTGCGACCGCTAGGCTGTTTAAAGACTTCCCATCCGTTGTCATTGGGACTCACTCCATCAGATGGGTTCAAGTGCTCTAACTGATAGTACCACCATGTGTCCATGGTCGGTGGGTTGGTGTCGCCCCACATCCCGTGCCACGTCGGCCCGCCATCCTTGGATGAAGGAAAACGCCCAACGCGTTTGGACATAGCGTCTACAATGTCAGGGTGGATGTCCCTGCACTCGTTGAACCAAGCGCCTGTTAGCTCCAGTGAGTTGAGGTTCGCCACGTCGTCCGCGTCGTCCAGCGCGCGGAACATAATCTCACTTTCTACATCGCCTACCTTGAAGAAATATGTCTTGGTGGTGCGCATGAACTGGCCGCACGGACCCGGCGGGAACCAGTCGAGGAACGTCTTGATCGTAGTGTCCTGAAGCTGTCTGGCTGTTTCACGCACCACGGCGAAGCGGGTCTTGCGTATCCCCTGCTCATTGGGCGCTTGCATGGACGCCCGCCTGATGACTTCAAACGAACAAGTCACTGATTTACCACTGCCTACAGGGCCGAGCAGAACGCGCATCTTGGCGTCCGACTTCATAAACTTCGCACCCGTAGGCGGCGGGGTATAATCAATATCCATCGAACACCGTCACTACGTATTGAAGCCCATGCCGTTTCGTCTTGACAATCTTGGTCTGATATGATGCGCCACGCATAGCCAGAAATTGCTCAAGCGCCCGCGCCCTCTGCGCACTGCGAATTTTATAGACCATCGTTTGTTGAGGCTGGGATGGGGTCTGCATCGATCAACTTCGCTGTGCCTAGGTCCTGTCCACCAAGGTTAATCATAATACGTACGCCCCCGCCAGTTCCAACATCCACGGGGTCATTCTTGGGTTCCAGTCCTGCCCACTTGACGGTAGATTTGATAAGGTCGGCTTTTACTGCGGCGCTAACGTCTGGACTATGGATAAGCGCCCATGATGTCGTCAGCAGTTCCTCAGCCTGAGCCTTGGCCTTCATCTTGAACGTGATCCCCTTCTCGCGGATTTCACCACGGAAGTGTTCCACCTTCTTGAGGAAGATCGGGTCTTTATTAAATGACAACAGATCAGTAGTCAGCAGCCTGTGCCGGTCGAGTATTTCATCCACCTCTTCGCCACTGCCCTCAAGTCGAAGCGCAATGTCGAACGCGAGACGGTCTGACCATTTGGTGTACGGGTCTTGGAACATGCGCTGAAGGTAGACTGGATGTTAATGAAACGCAAGTGGGGGAGGGGGAAGAGAGGATAAATGTAAACGTGTTGATGGATGAGGATAAATGTAAACGTGTTAATAAGTGTAACAATTGGGAAAATTGGGTCGTGTTATAAGCGTGATACTACACATGGTGGGGGGCTACGAATCGCCAGTCCATGTGGCCCCGCCTACCTGTGCCGCCGCGCGCCGCAAGCCGCGCCGTGCTAGCGAACAAACCATGAACTATAGGGGCGATTTGACTTTGATGTGCGTTTCATGCACATTGAAATGGTCGATGCAACGGCGTCGATGCGGCGCAAGCCGCCGCTGTTTGAAAACTAAATAGGAGAATACCATGGCTAAGTCCGAATTGGCTTGGAAGTCCGTCAACACTGATGCCTTCTCTAAGCCGCTTTTGGCAAAGTATGAGGCTCTGCGCGAGGCCAATACCAAAGCGCGGGAAGCTCGGGCAGAGTTCGAGCTTGCGTTTACGCAAGCGGCACGAGCAAAGAAGCTCTTGACTGATAAGCAAGACTTCGCCTTCGGCTATCGTTTCGGTCGGCTTGCTATCGCCTTCGTCGATAAGATTGCGGCGAAAGCGACGAAGGTTAAGTCCGACGATAGCTTCAGCCTCTAACACTCTGGCGGGCGCGCAAGCGCCCGCCTCTCTTACCAAAGGATAGAACCATGAAAAACGCATATCGCACTATCGTCATTGTCGACCGTCGCAATCGTAAGGTTCACGAAGTGAAGGTCGTCGAAAAACGGGCATGGAACATGCTCGAACGACTAAAGGTAAAGCACGGCCTCCGCGCTATCGTGAAACCACAGTGAAACATAGCAGGGCGCGCAAGCGCCCTGCCTTACCTAGGAATAGAATCATGGACTGGTTTACACTCTTCTCCTGCCTCTCGATTGCCCTGCCAATCGTCTGGTTTCTCTCCGAATAACCACAGCCCCGCCGCAAGGCGGGGTTTTTCTTTGCCCGCATTTGGCCTGTCCGAACATACGCGGGACGCTTTAGTGTATACAATCTAACTTTACATTTTGGTGTGTGCTTCGCCATACGTCGGGGGCCTATAGCTCGCCGCTTCAAAGACGTAAAGTTTCGGGCTCTAGCTAGTTGAAAGTATAACTTACGTATACAATCTAACTTTACACGTTTGTAAGTGATTGATTTTTATAGAACTATCTACACTATCCAAACTATCTGTCCGAAACTTTACACGTCGAAACTTTACAAACTTTACATTTTGTGGATTGCGTCAACACGGCCAATTCCACAAGTCATTGATTCCATGGGTATATCTATCTGAGGTTAAGTTATATATATAAATAAGATTATCCAAACTATCTAAAATATACGTGATTTTTTTAACACGCGCTTACTTTACATCGAGAACAAAACGAGAACGCACTACCCCGCCTCGTTCTCCCACCCTCTGGTGTTCACCCCATCAACACCGTGTAAAGTTGCGGCCCTACGAAAAAATCACGGATATTTTAGATAGTTTATATAATCCCCGCAAAAACAACAACTTACGCTATCCATTTTTCCCAAGCCCACAGATAGTCCGACCCCATTTTTAGATAGTTGTGTTGATGGCATACGCAACTTTACACGCCTATGGTGCTCAAAATGAGCTAACTTTACATTTCGAAACTTTACATTTTGTTGATACAATCCGAAACTTTACATTGTGCGTTCTATGCGAAACTTTACAAACTCTACACGACACTGCTCAAAATGAGCTAACTTTACATCGGCGGGTTTGACATGCCGCCCGGACCGTGGCATGATCGATGTGCGTCGGATCAACAGAAGGTAACGCCAATGTCCCAGATACTGATCGAATACACCGACACCTATGGTGGTGAAGCCAACTATTGTTGGGTGAAGAGAGAGGTAGTGTCTATACCCGACACGATGTCTGATAGAGCCCTTATGCGACTATCCAAACGCCTCATGGGTATCTCTGGCATGCGTGGTAAGACCACTTCCTTTGGTGACATGATAGAGTTTAGACCCTATCGGTCCTGCACAGTCATGTTTATACAACTATGCTATTGAGAAAGGATAGGACTATGATCACAACGACCAAAGCCCAACGACTAGCCATTAAACGTATCTATATGCGTGGTGCAGACAGCACCCGTGCGCTTACCTATCGCCAGTTTCGCTCTACAGCCCAGCCTACCTTTGGCTGTGACGGCGCTATTGTCCTGCCATGGGCAGGCATGTGGCTGTGCATAGAGCGTGATGGCTATACCCACTCTTGAGGAGGTGACTATGAAAAAAGGTCTGACTAACCGCGAAGTGCGCCATTTCGTGCAGGCTAAAACGCCTTTCCAGAACCGTAAAGGAACCATCTTTGGGCGATGGTCTACGGACGACACCTTTGCCGTCTATAGCTATGGTGAGCACTGGCCCTTGTTCGTTTATGAGCGCACAACAGACAAATGGTATGAGAACGAGGACCGTTATGGCGTCACAACCACACGGCACAGAACCCATACCCATCCCCGTACCAGTGGCGAACGTACGCCAGTGGCAGTCTCTTTGGCCTTTATCAGGCGACTAGCCATGGAAGGCTGGCCAGCTATAGCCCGTGCGCGTGTTATCTATGGGGAGGTCCTCTGATGATATGCGTTAAATGCACCAATACCGTGCCAGAACGACGACATGCGCTGGGCTATAGGCTGTGTCTCCCCTGTGGGGAGGCGCAGTCGCGTCGTGACGCCAGTAGGCGCACAATAGCGCCTATGCACAAGAGCAACTATGTGCTCATATCCAACAGAGAAGACCTGCGTGGTATAAATTCGAAATACGTCCCACTAACGTGAGGTAAACCAATGGCTTATACAGATAACGAAGAAGCGGTTATCGTCTTCGACGCACTCACGCGCCTTTGTGCAACCATAGAGTACCAGAACGAGAAGGTCATCGAGCGCCTTTTCGACCGTATAGCCCATCCCGACAGTGGCTTCTCGCCATCGTTCAAAGACATGCTATACGGCATGGTTCACGCCATCCAGAACGGAGACGCTTTCGATGACTGACGTAGCTACAGCCACTACTTCCGCCACCACTGTGCCTGTCCAATGGGTGATATGGAACGAATACAGGCGCGCCTATGTCGCGGCTGAAGGCACCGGCATGTTTTACACCGTCAACGTGTGGGATGCACGTGTCTACCCCAGCGAGAAGGCAGCCCTTGGGTGGTGCAAGGAAGGTGAGCGGCCACAGAAGATGATAGGGGCTTAGGATGAACATACTTATCCCTGCTGCGGTGGCTGTAACAGCCATCACTGGTATACCATCAGCCATTATTGACGGCGACACGCTGGAGATTAACCACCAGCGCGTTCGCCTTTTTGGCGTTGATGCACCTGAACTATCAGAGTCTTACGGACTGAAGGCACGCAACCATCTGGCCATGATGGTGGGTGGCGTGCCCGTGCGTTGCAGCCCTACAGGCGAGACGACCTACACACGAGTGGTTGCGCGGTGCTATCTGCCTGATAACAGAGAGGTTAACGCCCTCATGGTTGAGTCCGGGCTTGCACTCGACTGCCACCACTACAGCCACGGTCTATACAGTCAGGACGAGCAGCCATGGGCGCGTAAGCACCTGACCAATAAGGAGTATTGCCGATGACATTTCGTTGGTTTTATTGGGTGCTCGCCATCCTGACGGCGCTCATGTGGGCTGCTGTGCTCATCGCGCCGGGAGGAGAGGCGGGATGATTAAGAACATTCTCATGTTTGTCGGCGTCTACACGTTGGGTATGTTCGTCGTGCGCATCGTGCTGGCCCTTATGGGCGACAGGACGGGGAAGTCTGGCAGATATAAAAGATGGGATGAAGAAGATGAGTGACTTAATGTTATTGGGAATATTGCGAATGCCTGTTTCTGATAACCCAAAAGAACTTAGCGCGACAGAGTGGGTTCAGATCAAAAGCGCAATGCGCGAAGCGGCAACTCGCATAGAGACTGACGCCGACGCGCTCGAAGCGCAGGCAAGGCGGGTTGCGGAGCTAGAGTATGAGGCGAAGCTATTTGATGAGGCTTTAGGGAACGCGCACGCCCGCATCGCGGAACTTGAAGCCAGCGATGATTTTGACAGAGGATATAGGGCCGGACTACAAAACGGAGGAAAAGAACGCGGACTTCTACGCGCCCGCATCGCGGAACTGGAGAGGGATTTCCACAAACAATGCGAGTTTACTGCGCGCACAATGATGCGCGTCGCTGACGCCGAAGACGAGGCGGCAATGCTCAGCATACTTCTTGAAAGAAGGGAGGAGGCGTTGATGCAAGTAGACAAAATGTGCGACGCATCCCCCGGATTTATCGAAATACAGAAATTTGTCCGCGCCGCGCTGAATGGAGAGGAGGGATGATCGACTGGCAACCACGATCAATCAAGGAAGACCTTAAAACGCTAGAGCGAGAACTGAACGAAGCTGAGTGGGAGCAGGACTACGACCGTATTTACGGTCTGGTTATGGCTATCGATAGGCTCAAGTTCTTGCTTTCAGTCGGTGAGAGATACGACGTAGCGTTCTGACTTTAGGGTGTCGCGCAAGTCGTTGATTTCGCTGCGACTTGACAAGCCCGCCGCGCCGTGCGATGCTCGATGTGCGTCGGGTCCACAACCATAATATACTACCAGAGGCAAAAACATGCGTCCTACACAGCTTGAAGCTACCATTATTGCGCTTGTGTCTATCAATCGCACGACTACCATTGAGGGAGCCCCCGGTGGTGGCAAAACGACTATTGTCCAGAGTGTCGCTGAGAAGATGAACCGCCACTATATCGAGCGTCATCTCCCTACTATGCTCGTGGAAGATTTCGGTATCCCCGTGATCGGCGGTGATACGTTACACTACAAAATCCCTGACTGGTTTCCCGCTAAAGGATCGCACTGGGATGATGGTAAGGGTGGTATTCTGTGCTTTGACGACCGTAATCAGGCTAGTTCTGATATCCAGAAGGTGCTTGCCAACATCTGTCAGGCACGCAATCTCCACGGTGTTCCACTGGCAGATAACTGGTGTGTTATTTCTACCGGCAATCGTCAGTCTGATCGTGCTGGCGCTAATCGTGTGCTTTCCCATCTGCGTAATCGTGAGACTGTCCTCGATCTTGATACGCATCTTGACGACTCCACAACGTGGATGATCGCCAATGGTGTGCGTCCAGAGGTTATCTCTTTCCTGCGCTTTCGTCCCGGTCTGCTGCATGACTTCGATCCGCAGCGTGATAGCAACCCTACGCCACGTAGCTGGGTGGAGGGTGTGTCGGCTATTCTTGGCGTTGTCCCTTCCGACAGTGAATACGAGTGCTTCAAGGGTGCTGTGGGTGAAGGCGCTGCTGCAGAGTTTACCGGCTTCATGCGTATCTTCCGTAAACTACCTAACCCTGATGCTATCCTGATGAACCCTGACACCGCTGATGTGCCTAGCGATCCTGCTACGTTATACGCTCTTAGTGGCGCACTGGCAGAACGCGCCAGTGACAGTAATTTTGCTCGTGTCTGCACCTATGCCGAGCGTATGCCCCCTGAGTTCTCTGTGCTGACCATTAGCTATGCCGCCCGTAAGACGCCTACACTGGCTTCGACGCAAGCCTTTACGAATTGGGCGGTTAAACATCAGGACGTGTTGTTCTGATGGGCTACAGAAGTGACGTTGTGTTGGGGATAGCTTTCCCCAACACCGATGCGATGATTGCGTTCGCGTCGTCGCAAAGGATAACAGGCGATGAATATATTAACACCGCGATCAAACGATATGGCGTAACGCATATGTCCGCAGGGTGGGGTGAAGGCGTAGTGCTGTGGACGTATTTTGAGTATGTGAAATGGTATACAGACTACCCGGAGATAAAGGCGCATGAACTGATCTTGGAAGCAGCCCGTGAAGCTGAGTATTCCACGATCTTCACAGAGGTCGGAGAAGAGTATGCCGATGTGAAATACGAAGTAGAGCACAGAGATAAGTCTGATGGTGGTATGCTCTACGACTGCTTCAATCTAGTCCGTGAAATCGATCGTCCCAAGATATCTAAACCCTTGTTCGGAGAAACAGAATGAACCTTAACGACCGTGCCCTTCTCGTTCAGCTTACCATCTCGCAGTGGTCGGCGCGTAAACTGGATAAACGAGCAACCAAGGAGGTGGCTGAAAACCACGGCGCTATTGACGCTGCTGGTCGGTATAACAAGTCGTTGCTGCCCTTAAACGACTACCTTGCCAATGTGGGAACCAAGACCGGTTTAATCCGCAATCGGTATCTTGATAACACGTTGCCATGGGGTATCGAAGGCACACGTATCCTGCCTAGCGCCAACTATCTGGCGTTTATGACGGACTTCCGAAAGCAGAAATCTGAGTGGGAGTATGCTGTCGGCATGTTCATAGATCACTACGGTGATCTGAAGGATAGTGCGCGTCGCCTCCTTGGTTCACTATACAACGAAACAGACTACCCCTCAGAGCAGGAGATTACAGGCAAGTTCAAGATGGATATGGCTGTTTTTCCTGTGCCTTCGACGGACTTTCGTGTGGCGCTATCCAATGAAGAGATGACGAGCATCAAAAGCGATCTTGAGACACGTCTTAAGCAGTCGCAACAGGCTGCTATGAAGGACGTATGGGAGCGTTTGTATGAACGTGTGAAGCATATGGTTGAGCGGCTGTCTGATCCTAAGTCACGGTTTCACGATAGCCTGATCGACAATGCTCGTGATCTGTGCGCCTTACTGCCACGCTTAAACTTTACAGATGATCCTGATCTTGAGATGATGCGCTCTGAGGTTGAAGCCAAGCTGGCGCACCATAACCCTGAGATACTACGTAATAACCCTGATCTGCGGCGTGATACCGCTGAAGAAGCCAAGGCTATTATGGAGAAAATGTCCGTCTTCATGGGCGGACTATAGAATACAGGGGTTTACCGACTGTCTCCCCTGTGTGTCCGTGGCTCGTATTGTGGAGTGGCAATGAACCTGATCTAGGAAACAGGGAAGCCCTGTCATCGCGTAACACGGCGGGAGTGGATGTGAACGCTCCCGCCACTACAACCAAGAGGCAATGCAATGGACCTTATGAAACGACTAGCAAAAGCCAAGACAAGTTTGATTCTTGAGCATCCCTTCATCGGCGCTGTTGCGCTCAACATGCCAATGGTTCTTGACGAGAGTATCCCCACAGCGGGGACCAACGGCAAGCGTGTTGCATACAACCCGGAGTTCATCAAAGACCTGACTGATGAACAGCTTAAGTTCTTGGTGGCGCATGAGTGTCTGCACCCCATGCTCGAACATAACTACCGGCGTAATGGCAGACAGCCTCAACGCTGGAACAAGGCGTGCGACTTTGTGATTAACAAGCTGTTGTTCGATGAGCGCATTGGTAAGTTCATCGAAGGCGGCTGTCTCAGTGACGCAATCTATCAGGCTGGCAACGGCACTAGCGATGGTATCTATAACATCCTGCCCGAGGAAGATGAGGGCGATGTAGGCGGCACGGGTAACGATCTGGAGGATGCTGCGGGTTCTCCCGCTGAGCAGCAGCAGGAGGCTGCCGAGTGGCGGGTTAAGGTCGCACAGGCTGCACAGGCTGCGAAGATGATGGGCAAACTGTCTGCTACCATGCAGCGGTTCGTCGATGAGGTGTTGCGCCCCAAGGTTGCGTGGCAGGATGTGCTTCGTCGGTTTATAGAGAAAGTCAAGACAGACCAGCGCACCTTCGCTCGTCCTAACCGCAGGTTCCTGAGCCAAGGACTATATCTCCCGTCCACCACTGGCGAGATGCTGGGTGAGATCGTCATCGCCATCGACTGCTCCGGGTCTATTGGGCAGCGTGAGATCAACGAGTTCTCTGCCGAGGTGCGTGCAGTAAAGCAGGACGGTAATCCATCCGCAATGCACGTGGTCTATTTCGATAGCGAGGTGTGCCACTACGACCACTTCGGTCGTGACGATGACGTTAAGATCGAGCCCCATGGTGGTGGCGGCACAGCGTTCTCTCCCATCTTCAAATATCTGATGGATAAGGACATCACGCCGGTAGCGTGCGTCGTCCTGACAGACCTGTGCTGTAGCGACTTTGGCGATGCGCCTGAGTATCCTGTCCTGTGGGTATCGAACTATTCGGACAATGCTCCGTGGGGTGAAGTCATCAAGATGTGAGGTGTAGAATGGACTACGAAACACTACGACTACTGGCTGGTTTACTCATCGGACTGTGCATTGCACAGTCCATCCTCCTCATGGCGATCTTCCTGCGACTGGATGCGGCGACAGATGACGCACTTATATTCGCTAACATCATAAAAGATATCGCTCGTGGCAAAGCCAAAGCCACGATGCACATGGGACAGGTCCACATAACCGAGAACAACTAAGGAGAACACCATGGATATTGCAATCGAGTCCTATGCTAAAGCGCGAGAACTTTTCTCAAAAGCCAAGAACAAAGACCGTGGCAGACCTGTCTTCTCTTATGCCCGCATCTTGGCGGGCGAAGGCAACACGCTGCGGTTGCTATCTCATGGGCATGAGATAGGGCTAATCCAGCCAGACAACACATTCACATTTACCATGAACATAAACGAGGCAAGAAGTCTGTCTAATACGCTATCAATGGGATTATACGCACTCATTGGCATACACTGGATGCGTGTTGACACACGTAGGTATAAACTTATCCATAACAATAAGACAAAGAAGCTAAACACCAGATTTGGAAACGAGTATGTCGATTGGATTAGCGCACGAGAAAGTGGGCAAGAGTATTTCAACGGGCTCACTATCGATCTCAACAGCGGGGAGATAGTTAACCCACGTCCTGACCGGACGAGCATGTTCGATCCGGACAAGCGCAAAGTGTGGCTACACGCACGTAAGAAATTTATGCGGCATATCAAAACGCTGGGTAAACTTGGCGTGCTGGAGTCTATGGCAAGAAACAAGGACTCTAGCAAATTGTGGGAGCATCGTGTTCAATGGCTATATGATGGCGCGCTAGCCCATCTCGCTGACTGTATGAAGATCGAGAACTACCCGCACGAATTGATAGACCAGTTGGTTGGCCACGTATT